TGCTCACCATGAGGCGAAGCATCGAGGAGCCGTAGCCGGCCGGCGAGATGTACCACTTGGCATTCCGCCGGGCGTACAGCGGCAGCTTGGCCACCGTGTTGGAGAAGTCCGCCAGGAGCAGCTCCTCGAACTGGTCGCGGCTGGAAGTCGCCTGATAGATGCTGGCCGAGTGGGTGCCGTCGTTGATGGCAACCGCGACACCAGTGGTGCCGTGGTAGTTGCCACCGTTGCCGGTCCCGATGAAGCCGCTGTTGTCGAAGGCTTCGGCAAACGCCTGAGCAACCTCGACCGCCATCGCGTCCGCAAGGTCGATGACCGAGTCCTCGACCAGCGACATCGGAACGCGGTTGTCCACGCCCCACAGCTTCGCGACCAACTGCACGTTGTCGAAGGTGACGTTCGTCGAATCGGGGGCAGCGTTCTCGCCGATCGGCTTGGCCGACAGGCCACCGACGCGGCGGGCGATCAGCAGCGTGTCGCTGTTCATCGTGACGTTGCGAGCGTTGGCCGGGAACGCGCCGAACTCCTCAACGAGCCGGATGATCTCGCTGGACAGTTCGGGATTGGTCAGGACACCGCCGAGCGAGTTGATGCCGCCAGCCTGGGCACGGCTCTCGACGCCGTGATCGAGGCACCACCGACGGGCCTCCTCGTCACCCAGCAGCGAAGCCTTGATGCTCATGCCGGCACGGTAGGCACGCTCTTCAGACTTGAAGCCCTTGAGGGGGCGATGCGACGCGGGCACGGCGAAAATCTTGCGGCTTTCCACGGCGGGAGCCTCCTCGGGGGTGACAGTCTCGATCTTCTTGGCCGGGGCACCGCGCTCCAGCACGGCACGCAATTCGACTTCCTTGGCCTGCACGCGGGTCAGGAACTCAATCCGCTCGCGGAGCTTGTCGGCGCGAGTCTCGAGCGACCGCAGGGACGCCTCCTGCTCCTCAGACATCGGAGCGGCGGCCTCTTCGCCCTCGGGGGCGTCCTCAGTCATCGCGGACATTTCAGCGACAACAGCGGCCAGTTCGTCGAGCAGTGCCTTGATCTTGTCCACGGTGTGGGCTCCTGTGTTCGGGCTGCGGCGTCAGTCGCCGTCTAACCCAAAACTACGGGGCGCACCTTGAAACCATGCAGTTACGCACGGTCCACAGTAAAAGACTTCCGCCTGATCACGGTGCCGTGAATGATCTGCTTGTCGGTGTTGCCACACCGGCAGCACCGCAGGTAGCGGGTCTGGTATTCGCCAGACCGCTGCGACGACGCCACCGCTAGGCGGCCATCTCGACAGCGAGGGCAGGAATCGCCACTAGCGGCCATGCGTGCGGAGATACTCGCGGAGTGAGGCGGCCTTCTTGGCTGCGGCAATGGCACGGTCGCTGTTCGCGAATTGCGATACACGGAAGGCGTCGAACGACCGCCTCGCAACCGTTACATCAGCATCTGGATACGCAGGGAACGTCACCGGACCCACGTCAATCAGCGAGTCAATCTTCGTCACGGTGCGGATGCTTCGGCCGTCCTCGACGCTCCAGGCTTCACCACCGGGGGCCACCTGGAAACTGAAGCTCGATCCGCGCACGATCCCAGCCGCAATGTTGGCGGCGAGATCGCGACCGTAGGACGTGTCGGGCACGGGGAACTCATACCGCAGGCCAACCTCGTCCACGTGCATCCGCAGCGTGCCGGGGAACCGGGCAAGCGGATAGTTCGGGTCATGGTTCCACAACGCCCGAGTCTCCAGCGGACGCTTGCGGCCACGACGCTCCGCGACGATGCCGAAGGCGCCGGGGTCGAGCCGCTCAACGAATTGGCCTTCCAACTCCAGCGAGTTGACGCCGAACTTCGCCGCATAGCCGACGATCCACTGGCGATCGGTGCCGTCTTCACTGCGGCTCTCAACCGCCAGGAGCGGCACCGCCGACTCCACGTCGTCAATCGCCAGCGCCCTGCGTTCGATGTTTCCCATGATGCTCCTGCCCTCCTCGTCTGCGGCGTTCATTTGTTCAACCAGCTTGCTTGACCAATCTTGACCGGGGTTTCCACCCCAAAGCTAAAGTGCCCAGGCGATGCGTCCGGCTGATGGAAAGCCGTCCTCGCCTGGGCTATAGCCCTTTCCTTGCTTGTCGATCTCGTGCCGGGCGAAGTACGCCTTCATTCGGCGTGCCGTCTCTGGGCTGATCGTCACTCCGTTGCTCAGGTCGCGAGCGCGGGCCACGCCGACTGCCGTGCCGCCTCGGCCGTACTCGCTTCGCCAATCAAGCCCTTTCTGTGCCTCTGACCGCACGCCCGCCGGGGGCGTGAAGTCGATGTGGTCGTACTTAGCCACGCTTCCGCCCCTTCCGCCTGGGCTTCCCGTAGTCCTTTTCCTCAACCGGGGGCGGCTCGGGCAGCGGGTCAATCTTCGTGAGCGTCGCCACCTTGTGCCCGACTTGCGTCTCGGTCGCACGCCACCCGCCGGCCACCTCTTCGTAGAGCGTGATAAGTGCGGCCGGATCTTCCTCGCTCGCGTCGATCTTGAAGTCGGTGCCGGGGATGTCAAGCGTGCCGTAGTCCATCACGTGATCGATCCGGCCGCGAGCACGCCCGCCTGAAGAATCCCACGAAACGAAGTCGCCCTCTGCGACGCTGCCGGGGGCGGCACGCGAGGCGGCTTCCTCCGCGACCGGCAAGGGAGCGGGATCCACGGGCTCGGGCACCGGATCGCCATCAGGCATCACGACCGGAGTCGAGTTCGTGCCAGCGATGATGGCGTCGACGGTCGACTGCGGGATGCCAGGGAACGCCGCAGCGATGATTGCCTTTGCCCCCATCTCGTTGAGGAGCCCGGCGTTGTATTGAGCCACGATCTCCAAGAGGCTCGAAACCTGTGCCCCGTTGAGCGACACGTCCGCGATCTGCGGTCCAGCGTCCACTTCGACCATCTCGGGAGCCGGGGCGGCCTCGTCCACCACGATCTCTTCGACCACGGCAGCGGGCACCGGCTCCGGCTCCGCTGCAGCCTTGGTGAGCGTGGTCATGTTCAGCTGCACGAACCGCTCGTCACCACCCTCGACAGGGTTCATATTTTCGGCGGACCGGATGTCGTTGACGCTCAGAACTCCGAGCGTTGCCATTTGCGAGTAGTACGCCGCCCGGCCGGCAGCGTCGGCCCGCAACGCACCGCGAGTGTCGAACTCCGCGAACAGGTCGCCATCCGCAATGAGATCGCGACTGATCGCCGACTCAATGCGGCGCAACCACGGCATCAAGCCGTTCTGCAGGTAGTCCAGCGACTGCTGCTCAATGTTTGAGTAGGACGAACGCGACAAATCGCCCACAAGGTGCGGCGGCACGCCGTAGATGCGGCACACTTCCTCGACTTGAAACCGGCGGGCCTCGAGGAACTGAGCCTCTTGGTTGTTGCCACCGAGTTCGTTTACCTTCAGGCCGCCTTGCAGGACCGCAGTCCGGTGCGCCCGGTCAGGGCCACGGTGGGCACGCTCCCACTGGTTGCGGGTGTTCTCGGCCGCCTCAGGCGACAGCATCTGATCGGTGGACAGCACCACGCCAGGCCGGGCACCATTGCCGAAGAACGCCGCGCCGTGAATCTCGCACGCCCGCGAAAGCCCGATCGCGTCCTTCGCCAACTCAACCGGCACCAGGCCGTTGACGCCGTCGTCAGACAACCATCGAAGCATCATGATCGCGTCTTGAGCGTAGACGGTGCTTTGCCCCGAAGCCTCGCGATACGTGTACCGGAGCCGGCCATTCTCGACGCGGTCTACCTTCATCCGCGATGGGTGGAGCACCACCAGTTGCGTCTGTTCCCCGGCCCCACCAATTTCCACGAACGCCTGCCCGTGCGTCAGCAGGTGGAGCATCAACTGCTCACGCCATTCGTAGGAAGTCTGCCACGAGTTCGGCGTGTCATGCAGGACGCGATACAGCGGGTTCTCGCGGGCGAGTTCCTTGCCGCCATCCGGCAACCGCCGGTAGAGGTGCAGGGGCAGCCCGGCCACGCTCGACGACAGGACGCGGACGCAGGCCAGCACGACCGTCGAACGCAACGCCGTCTCAGGATCGATCCGCACGCCGGCAGCGTTTCCACGACCGCCAAATGAGCCAGACTCAAAATCCCAATGCCGCTCGTCAGCGCCGGGGAGCCAGAGGATGCGTGAGTTCGGAGCGATCATATGAGCAGGATGGAGGGTTCTGCCGAGGGCTTGTTCGTGATCTTCGACGACTCCCAGCCACCCAAGGCGAAGATCAGAGCTACGATCCCGTCAATGCGGCCCGTGCTCTTTTTCTTCACCGGCCGAACGTCCTCAAACGAGTTGATTTCGACGGTCACATTCGCAGACATCCAGGACAACACGGGATTGCCGCCGTGACGAATGCGGTTCTGAAGCACAAGCGATTCGAGCCGCTTCGTGCCCGAACTCATGCCCCGGAATCCTTGGCTCCATCCTGCCACTTTGAGGCCAGCCCCTTGCAGTTCCACGGCCAACTGCACCGCCCCGGTCAAGTCCATGTAGATGTGCTCAATCTGGTGCGTCTTCGCGTATTCCAAGACGTACTCGCGAATCCTTGAGTGATCGATCACGTTTCCATCGGTCGCCGTGATGTAGCCGGAGTTGACCCAGTGCTGGAACGGCTGGCGGTCGGTTCGCTCCCGCTCCATGATCAAATCGCGGGGCGCCCAGAACATGGCGTCTACCTCGAATTCGTCGTTCTCGCACGGGTAGAGGGCGACCATCGCGGACAGGTCCGTGCTCTTCGACAAGTCCATGCCGATGATGCACTTCCGCCCCACGAAGGGAGAGGTCGGGCCGTCCGAACACGCCGCCCACTTCTCAGGATCAAGCCAGCGGTTGGTGCTCTCGGTCCAGACGCCGAGCGAGTAGCGGAGCCAGCCATTCAGTTTTGTGGCTTTGTTCTTCGCCTCGCGAGCATCCGCCGCGAATGACTCCTCTGTCATCGTGATGCCCATGCCGGGATTGCAACGCCGCCATGTGGCCGGGGCGAAATAGTCCTCAGTGCCGTCTGTTTTCGCGGCAAAAATCTTGCCATAGAAGCGAGGGTCATACTTCGGGTCGGCGCTGGTCAACTCTGCGTATTCGTGCTGCTCCCAGCAGATCGTGTCGCGCCGGTCGCCAGCCGTCGTTATCGTGCAGAGCAGCGGCTCCTTTCTGGAGCGACCCGAATAGCGGAGCGCCTCGAAAAGACGCCTGTCGGGCCAGGCGTGCAATTCGTCGCAGAAGACGAACGAATACGACGGGCCTTCCGCCGCGCCGGCGTCTCGCGAAATCACCCGCATGGATGACCCGGTCGATTGGCAGACGATCGTTTTTCGCGAGTCCACCACTTCGAGCGTCGCCGCTAGTTCCGGCGACCGCTTCACCATCGCGGCCGTCTCGTCAAAGATGATCGCCGCCTGGTTGCGGTCCTTCGCCGCAATGCAACCGAGTTCGCCTTCGCCCTCCATCAGCAAGTGCCAGATCGAGAGGCACGAGAGCAGCGTCGATTTTGCGTTTTTCTTGGGAACCTCAAGGTAGGCGAGGCGATACCTGCGCAACCCGTCCGCGGTCCTCCACCCGTAGAGCGGTTCAATCACGTCGTGCTTGTGCCAATCAAGCAGCCGCATCGGCTCACCGGCCTTAGTGGTCGGCGAGTCCTTTGTGTGGCAGCAAACCGACTCGA